GGAGCGGCCGAACGCGACGGTCGACTACCTGAACGCTTTCTATCGGGCCACCGACACGGGAGCGTTTACCAGGTGCGTGGCGAAGGGCAGCGGCTACCAGTGGGAGGCCGTCTCTCCGGCCATGCTCGCGCAGATCAACGGTGACGACGGCGATACGATCGGCAACACGGACGTGAAGACGTTCTTCGAGACCGTGTGCCCGCTTGGCGCGAACGTGCTAAAGCATGGCGACGTGATCAAGATCGTTGGTGCCTTCGAGTACGGCTCCAAGGCCAGCGGTCCAGGCACGCTCGAACTGACGCTCGAGATCGCCGATGGCATCTTGCTACTCGTTACAGCCCACACGCTTCCCGACAATGCCTCCGGGCACCAGATCGTTGTGACGGCCTATATGACGGTCACGGTGACGGGAGTTCATGCGGCAGTCGAGGTCTCCGGAACAGCTATCAATGCCGGCTCTGGTGCGGTCTGGGCCTGTGCGCCTGGCGCTGGTGGCGACGACTTCAGTTCCTTGGTCGACAAGTCCTTCAAGTTCTCGGCGAAGTTTAGTCTTGCAGATGTTGCGAACACAATCTCGCAGAAGCAGTTCATCTTTGAGCTCATCGAGAGGTAGCTCTTGGAATGCCGGCGGCTCGGCATCTGCTGTACGTCGGAAGATGGCCTGCGCTGCCAGTTCCTTCAGGTGCGTGGGAAGATTGGTGAGCCTGGCTCCAGTCTTTGCGCGGTGTACGGAATGAGGATTCAGTTCATGCCCATCATGCTGGTGAACGAGAAGGATGTTCCCGTCCGACTCGGCCAGTGCGACCGGGATTGCTTTCCCCAGCGCTGTTGCGGGGGGCTGGAGGTGGATTGTGGGACTGCTCGACAAGCTGAAGGATAGCTTCACAGATGTGTTCGCGGGGCCGCAGAAAGCCGCGTCGACCGAGCGCAAGGCCAGCTTCACGAACGCTCGCAAGGCATCCGAGGAACTGACGGCGACGAACCAGGTCGCCACGACCGGGAGTTTCGAGGATGCGCTCCTAGCCGACGTGATGCCGACCCTGAGCCTGGTCGGGGGACAGGTCGGCGCGTCCCTGTCGAAGCAGGCTCCGGCCCTCTCGTCCGCCTTCAAGTCGTTCGTCCCGCAGAACGCCGCGCGCGGGTATGCTGGCAGCTTCGCGCCGCAGCTCGCGACGGAACTCAACCGCGCCAGAGCGTCGGCCATCTCGGGCCAGCCTCTTCCCAGCAGCCCGGATTACTCGCGGGCGGCGAGCACCTTGTTTCGTGGATTAGAGGCGGCCTACCTTCCCAAGGAGTACTACCGTGGCTAACGGCAGCGGAGCGGGGACCGCCCTTGCGATCGGCGCTGGCCTGGCCGAGGGATACACCGCGAACAAGGAAGCGCAGCGGCAGAACGATTTCAACAACTCAATGCTGGAATGGGCAATGGCGTACCTCAACGCCACACCGGAGCCCGGCCGAACCGGCTACTCCATCGCGGAGAAGGCAGACGTGCTCGAGCCGGGCTTCTTGGCGTCCTCTCTTGCCGATGCGAACATCGCCGGTGCGAAGGGTCAGACCGATCTTGCTTTCCAGCTCGGTCGTTCCGGGACGGGCGACACCGGGACCGGGAAACTCCTGTCCGCTCTCGGGGAAGCGGCCCCTCCTATCGTCGCCAAGACTGCGGCATCCGGGAAGGCTTACAGCTTGGCGTCGTCTCTCGCCAGGTCGCAGGCATCCGCCTTCTCGAACGCTCCGATCCCGGCGCCCGCGCAGCCGTTCGATTTCGGCCCCCTGTTCGGCAGCCTTGAGGCCGCATACCTAGGCAGAGGGTACGGTGACACTCAGGCCCCGGTAGAACCAGGGACCGGCTACGGGCATCCTATCGGCCCTCCGGAGTAGAGAGCATGGCATACGTCGACGAGGGAGCGCCGGAACAGCCAGTTGTTGACCCGCTCACGGAACCGCAGGGAGCGGTCGACTTCCGCTCGGCTCTCGTGAACTCCCCCGCAGCCCAACTCGGCAAGACTCTGCGCGATGCCGCCCCGGCTGTCCGTTCCATCATCGATCAGGTGGCTCCGGAGATCCCCCCGCTCGACCCGAAGGTGGAGACGAAGCTCCGCATGAGCATGATCTTCGGGTCCTTGGCAGGTCAGCGCCCGGAGCAGACCGCCGCCTTCCAGGTCCTCTCCAGGGAGAACGCGCGCCGGGAGCAGAACCGGGTCCAGCGGAACTCCATCGCGAAGCAGTTCATCGTGGAGCAGCTCAAGGGCGTTGGAGCCGGGATGCGTCAGATTGCCGGCGACCAGACGAAGGAGAAAATCGCTGCGGGCAAGATCGCTGCCGACGCGACGAAGCTGCAAACTCTGGAGGAAGGCCGCATGAGCCGTGCCAAGCTGCGGGCCGGTCGCCTTTCAGGGCCGGAGATTCTCGCCGGCATGGGGACACCGGAGCAGCGGAAGGCGCTCATCGACGCCGACATAGCGATGGCTACCCATAAGGCCCAGGCTCAGGCGGGCGCCGCGGGGAGCAAGCTGGGGGAAGCGGCCTACTACCGCCAGCGGACGACCGAGTTGGGGATCCTTGAGCGGCAGGCCCAGGACTACGAGGAATTCATCAGTGAACTCGACGCGCTCATTGCATCGGGCCAGACCAAATATGCCGACAAGAATACTTTCGAGGAAAGAGATGCAGTACAGTCCAGGCTTGCGGCTGCGAACGCCCTTGAGGCGATCGCCAAGCGCAAGGAGAAGCTCGGAGCGGAGATCGAGAAAGGGCCCGGCGGTTCCAAGGGGACCTCGACGGCTCCCAAGTCAGCGCCACCCGCGGCTGCTCCCGAAAGCGCAGCTCTGACCAGCGCCCTCCAGAAGGAGCGCCAGAACCTACCCGCCTCCGCCTACACTCCGGAGGAAGCGCAAGCCCTCCTGGCGCACCGGAAGGCCCTCCGTGCCGGTCAGTGATGCGGAACTCGAAGCCGTAGCCTCTGGTAGTCAATCCGCCCCAGCGCCGCCGCCCGCTCCGGGTGGCGTTTCCGACGCCGACCTTGAAGCGATAGCTTCCGGGCGCCCGGTCCAGGCGGGAGGTCCTTCAAATGCCGACCTGACGGCCGTGGCCTCCGGGACACACCCAGAGGCGAAGCAGGAGCAGCCGATCTGGCAGCGCCTGATTGACTTCGGGCACTTCATCAAGGCCGCTCCAGAGGCGGCTGGAAAGATAGCCGAGTCCTACGTCCAGGGATCATTCCCGTCCATCCCGCTGCCAAAGGGTTGGACGGCTGACGCCGTTGCGACTGCGCTCCATATCCCGATCGACACCCTGGACTTCCTCACCTCCAGCAAGATGCAGCCGACGAACCTTGGGAACCTCATCGAGGCGGGTCAGCAGGCCGCCGAAATGACCGGGATTCCCGGTACTGTCAGGCTGGCCGCGCATCCAGTCGAGACACTTGAAAGAGCGAAAGAGAAGCCATTCAGCACCCTGGCGCCGGTTGTCCAGGCGGGGCTGACCCTAGCCGGCGGCGCTCGGCTCCTGAAGGGAGAGGCTGCACCGAGCACGACTCCGGCTCAATCTGCCGACGTAGGCCCGACCGTCCTGCCAACCCCGCCGCCGCTCGAGGAACTGGTAGCCACCCGGAAGAAACTGCTCGGCGGGGACGAAACCCTGAAGGCGGCCGGCCTGACGGACGAAGACTTGGCTGCCGCCGCTACCCGCGAGCAGCGTCAATCACTCGGCGCGCGCGGCCGGGAGTCCTTCGCGAAGCAGGGGGCCTCCGGAGAAGAGGTCGCAAAGCTGTCGGTCGGCCAGGCCGAAGAGCTCGGGGCCATGTCCGGAGAGCAGGCAACCGCCAAGAGCGGGGAGATTCTCGGGCAGATGCGCGGAGCGCCACCGCTCCCGGCCGAGCAGGCGCCCGGGAACTTCCAGGCCGTGCAGAAGCAGGTCTACAAGAACCTCGAAGAGCAGGGTCTCGGGGGTCGGAGCCGGAAACAGATGGCCGAGGAAATCACTTCCGAGCTCGACAAGCGCGGCTTCGTGCCAGGGGAGAAGGAGCCGGTTCCTGGCTTCCTCACCGAGTTGACGCCGGAGGAAGCGGCCGGGGAGGCGGGGGCCGAAATCAGAATCGCCGCCGAGCACCCGAAGGCCAGCCCGGAAGCCGTCACCCGGACCGCAGACATCGCCAAGGAGCCATTGCCACAAGAAACCGATATCTCTGGCCCTGTGCCGCCCGGCTCTCCCCCGCGCCCTCCTGGGGCGATTTCAGACCTACTCGGTCGGGTCTCTGACCTGTTCGGATTGCGACCGAAGTTCTTCCGGCAGTTCGAGCGCGCGCCGGACTTGGCCGCTGGGGTCTCCCGGCAGATGAACGCCAACGCTTGGCTCGATCAGCAGCGCAAGGTGCTCACCGAAGAGGCGCACCGGGCCGTCCCGCTGGAAGCCGACCGTGTTCAGGGCATGAGGTTCCTGGTATCGGAGCGCGGGAAGCTACTGGAGGGCGGAAAGGTCCCGGTCATGGAGGCCGCCGAAGAGGCGAACATGAGCCCGGGTGCCAAGAAGTTCGTCCAGTGGTGGATGACGGAGTTCCAGCCGAAGTTCGAACGCATGTCCACAGGGGCCGGCATCGAGTCCAGGGTTCAGACACCGAGCGGGGCCTTCACGTCCCTCAAGGCGCTCCGCCCAGAAGACCTGGTGGCGGGTCGCCACGTCGGCGGGTACGAGCCGGGCCGCAGCGGGAACCTCGTGGCGAAGTACCGGAAACTGAAATCAGGCGCTGCCAAGGAGGCCAAGGGCACCGGGGAGCTGTACTCCGTGGACCCGGACGAGATGATTGCCCACAACCTGGAGCTCCGGACGACGCAGTTCGCCCGGAACCAGCTCATCGACACCGTGAAGGCGTACCAGGTACTTCCAGACGCAGAGGGCAATGTTCCACGGGAAACGAAATTCCTGGGGGTTATCGAGCCGGTCACGAGCCTGGAGGTCAACCCGGGTCGTCCGAATGCCGAGGTGCTGAAGGTCCCGGCCACGGTCAAGCGGATGTACGACGAAGCCCAGAGGCCGCCGACCGAGAGCGAGCTGAAGGCGTTCGACTACCTGAACCGCCACGCTACGACGGTAGCCCTCCTGAGCCCGGTCGAGATGGCGACCCACACCTACAACGTCGTGAACGCGCTGACGACGATGCCAGGGGGGGTCGGTTCGAAGGCGATGGCGGCGCTCGGACCTCCCGGGAAATGGGCCGAGGCGATCGCCAAGATGGCGAACGTGAACGATGCCAACTACGCGACGGACCTGCTGACCCTGACGGAGTTCGGGGGGAGCCGACGGGGGATGATCGCAGAGGGAAAGGCGAATCGTGTGCTGGAAGCTACCCGTGCCCCTGTCTTCGGCACCCGCGGAGTCGAGAACCTTTCCAGGGTGGCTGCTCTCCGTGGGTTGCGCGCCTGGGCTCCGGAGCTGAACGACGCCCAAAGGGTACAGATCATAAATAATACGATGGGCACCTACGCCGAGAAACTCCAGCCGGGTTTCGTGCGCCGCCTCAAGCAGGTGACTCCCATCGTCGGTCAGCCGTTCGCCGCCGCAGGGGTCGCGATGGCAAAGACCGCCGGGAAGTCCCTGCTCGGACTCGGGGCCAAGGGTTTCTCCCCCGAGGTGGCCCTGACCGCTGGCAGCTCCATCGCTCTCTGGTACGCAGTCAACAAGGCAATGGACCCGGAGCACCGGGACCCGATGCGCGCCGGGGGGCCGATATTCCCCTCCATTCGTGTCTCGCAGGGGAAGAATCAGACGGTTGACGTGAGCCTCCCAATGCTCACCGGGATGACCGGGAGGGGTGCCAGGGTGCTCGGCGTGACCGGGCTCTACGAAGGCATCCGGGACGGCAGGAAGCCGCAGGATACCGCCCTGCTCGTGCTCCGGAACCTGGAGAACAGCGCGCTCCAGCTCAGTGTCGGGCCCCTCGGGACGCTCACGACCGAGGCGCTGACCGGCCGGCGGCCGTATGTGACCCGCGGAGGGAGCTTCCTGAAGGTGGCGGACGAGAGCAAGACCCAGCCGCTTCTCGAGAACCTGAAGGCCGGAGTCAAGGGCGCCGGGGTCTGGAGGGCCATCCCGGAGGAGGGCCAGCTCACGCCGGAGTCAGTCGCCGGCAAGACCGCTGCCATAATGGCGCAGCTCGCCGCGATTCCCGTCACCGTGAAGCCGGGGGAGAAGGTTCAGGCAACAGCAGGGATCCGCGGCGCGCGCGGGGCGATGTACGAGGTCGCCCGGGACATTGCGCAGAAGGCGATGAACTTCCAGGACAGGAAGCAGCAGCACGGGTATATCGAGAGTCGCTTGACCCGGGATCTCGAGGGGACCGAGCTGGCGATGGGGCGGAAGGCGGTTGCCGAGATTATGAAGTCGATGCGCCGGAGTCAGAACCGGGCGCTGGGACAGTTGCCGAAGGCGCCGACCCCTCCTTCCCCTTGAGCAGGTAGCGGTCGAGTGCCCACGCGAGCACCATCCTGGCATCCGCCTCGTTGTCATCCAGCAACCCGCATCCCCATCGAGACGCGCACTCGATCTGCATCTGTTCCTTCGAAGCATTTCCCTTTCCGGTCGACCACTTCTTGAGCGTGGAGGTGTGCACGGAGACATGGTGCAGTCCGTGTAGCGCGCAGAACTCGTGGACCCTGGTTTCGAATCCCGCGAGGATCTGTGTCGCTGCTCCTCCCCGGTGGTGTGCAGCCTCGTATGCGATGAGCTCCGTCTGCGCCAGCGGTGGGGCGAAGTGCGCCGCGAGCCACTGATTAAACTTCAGGAAGCGCATCCCGACGCTCTCTCCCCGCTGAATTGAGAAGTCTACGGTCCCGGACTCCGCGCGGTTGCCGTTCCAGTATGCCCAGCCGGTCATCGTTCCAAGGTCAAGTGCGAGTACGTTCATTCGTTCTCCTTTATCCAGTAGACCCAGCCGTCTTGCGGCACGGGTAACAGGTCCATGTCGACACATCCCGCATCGTCGCTCGTCGTGAACGGCCCCCACTGCTCGGTGTCGAAGTATCCGCAGGGACCGATGCAATCGCTCACCAGCGCGCATCCCGGAGATGGTTGCCAGCAAGGGCAGTGGTCACACTGCGCGTCGTTCCATTCGATTCCACCGTCCTGGTGCTTCACGACCGAGACCAGTACCGGGGCCGGCGGCGCGGCGATTTCCAGACAGATCAGGTTGACGAGCAGAGCTAGGAACATTTGGGATCCCTATACGGATGCTTATGCGTCACGCACTCCGTCCCGCAGGTCATGGCTTCTCCATAGGCAGCGCTGGCTGTTTCGTGCGGCTCAGAGATAAGCGCTTTCTCAAGGCGGCGGTCTCCCGCCGATGGCACGGAACACAAAGGGTCCGGGCGTTCTCTAGTGAGTCGGTCCCGCCCTCTACGACCGGCACGATATGGTCGGCCTCCCAGAGACACATTTTCCACTTGTCCCAAGTCCAGCCGTGGAGTGCCATGAAGAGCCGCCTGATTCCCCAGCACGCATTTCCGGCGTAGCCGCCCGGATAATCCGGCACGTTCTCGGCTCGCCTGATCTCTTCCAGCTCGCGTTCGAGCGCTGCGGTATCGAGCCCGCACGTTGAGCAGACGCCTTTGTCTCGCTTCCAGACCTGATCCCGGAAATAACTTGGGTCCGCCTGAATCCTGTAGGCCGAGACGCAGGCTGCCGAGCACCACGAGATCCTGCCTTTCGGAACTTCCTTGCGGCACCAGGTGCATAACCGTCGGCCATTGGGACCGCGGGCCTCGCCGATTTCCTTTCGCAGCGCGTGGGCCTTGCGGCTTCCCGAAGCCCTGCCGCTCATTCACAGGCCCTCACATCGCGGATCTCTGTAAGGATGCTCATGCGTCACGCATTCCGTCCCGCAGGTCATAGCCTGCTACCTATCCACTGAATCACGCTCACCGTCACAGCGTTCCCAAGCGCTTTGTACCGTGGCGAGTCGGGGCACTTGCAACGCATGGCTGCCTCGTCTGTATCTTCTCGGTACGCCTCCAGCGGCTGGCAGAGACACGTCCACCCATCGGGGAAGGCTTGCAGGCGTTCGCACTCAAGAGGCGTGAGACGACGGACGCCGACAGGCATCCGCTGGAGGTTCATCATCACCCCGTCAGTTGGCCCACGCCCTCTCTGATCCAGCGTGGCGGCTACCAAGTGCTCCCCTGGCTCCGTCCTGAAGCCTCCATCATTCCCGCCGCTGTTGAGCGTGGCGAAGAATGCAGACTCTTCTGCTATCATCCGCCTGGCTTCTGCTAGCACCTCAACAAGTGCGTCTTTGGTCAGGCAGCCGTCCCATCCTTCATCCACATGGAATCGATCTGGGAAGTCTGGACAGACAGTAACCGTGGGCATCCTCGTCAGCATCCTCGAATTCTCTACCGTCACGATGGGCGTCCCCCTGCCAGTGCCGTCCTCGCTAGCGTCGTGGCCCTCGCTGGTCAGGGCGTGAATCAGTGTCGGACCTCCTCCTCCTGGACTGTCACAGTGCCGTGCATCGGAGGCAGCAAGGGCATTCGAGAGAACCAAGTTCACGTCGTCTTCCCCGCCTCGCCCCGGTTCGTTGACGCCAGGGCTTTTAGAGCGTCCTCTAAGGGTCGCGGCAACTCCCTCCCGCGCTTCTCCGCTCTCCTGAGAATCCCCGCCGCCGCCTTCGGGCTCAAAAAGTACTTGGCGGACACTCGCCTCTGAAGGACCGCAGATAAAGAACACGCGGCGACGTCTTTGGGCGACTCCGAAGTGACGGCTGTCCAGAATCCGGTATCCGACAGAAGGCCAGCATTGCCGAAGTCCCGAGAGGACGGTCCACATATCGGCTCCCCCTCCACTGCTAAGGAGCCCTGGAACATTCTCGAAGAGTCCCCATTGCGGCTTGACGATCTGTGCGATGCGAAGGATTTCTGAGAACAGGCCGGAGCGAGCTCCGCTGAGTCCGGCTCGCTTGCCTGCGACGGAGAGGTCTTGGCAGGGGAAGCCGCCACAGATGAGGTCAACAGGAAAGGTGCTTGCGTGAATCCCCCGGGCTGGTTCAGCGATGGGGCCACTTCCATTTCCCTCGTCTCTCGCCGCTGGTTCGTGACGTACAGGACATTCATCCCCGTCGCCTTGCCACTCCCGCACGTCAGTCCAGCGGGGAGCGTTAAAGCGCTCTCGGAGAACTCGCTGGCAGAATCCGTCAATTTCGATTTGTCCCGCGCACTCATGGCCTGCACGCTCCAGTCCGAGGTCGAAGCCGCCTATACCAGCAAAGAGGGAAAGAAAGCGCATTCACGCCTCGCACTTCGGATCTCTGTAAGGGTGCCCATGTGTTTCACAGAGAGTCCCGCAGTGGACCAGGACGACGCCGTGATGCCCGAGTACCCACTTGATCCCACTCCACCAGGATTCCATCCAGTCCTCGTAGATGCGCGGGGAGGGGTGGCACTGGCACAGCTCGGAGTGGTGGGTCATGGCCATTCCTCGCCACATTTCTGGCAGCATGGACCCATGTATTTAACCTTTGGCCAACGATGATGACGATGGAACAGGAAGCACCACAGGCGTTTCACTTGCCTTCACCATCCCCCAGCGCGGACTTGACGGCGCGGGCGACACAGAAATGAATCGTATGTGTCTTTGTGACCCACACAACCTTGTCGGCCTGATAGGCTTCCTGCTCTCTCTTCTTCATCGTGTTCCATTCGATGCCGCGCCAGGAAGCCCCATTCTTGGCGGAGGCCAGGAGAATCCCGCAGCCACGGCAGTAGGTCGGATTCATCCCCTCACCTTCGCTTTCAGCTTGCGGGCCTCGGAGCGGATTGTGCTCTGGCAGGCCTCTAACTCATCACTCACGCCTTCAAAATAGGATGTTCCAATCTTGGTGCTGCCTTCGTCGTCAAGTGGCTGTACCTCATTTAGCATCCTCGCGCAGCTCATCATCGCCTTGTAGGCTGCAGCGCGTTCGACTTCAAGAAGCAGGCCATACATCTCGGAATGATTGGGAGCAAGGGGATTCCAGTGAAGGTAAAGCCTCTCCCGTGCGCTCGGCTTCCTCTGTCTCCGTGGTCCTTCTCGTGTCGGCCCCACATTGGCCTCGTATGCAGCGTTTTCGTCTGTGCCTAGTCCAGTCATGTCCCGTGGCTGCTTCATCCCCTCACCTTCGCGAGGCAGTCGCGGTGCTTTTCAGAGAATCTAGCGCGAATTGCATTTGCATGGATGCGCAATAAACTGGCGGTTGTATCTGCTAGCGGATGCTCTCGCTCAAGCGTATGTGAGATCGCCTCAAGGTTTTCCGCCCATTCCTCACCAATCTCTCGCTTAGCCCCATTGACGGCATCAATCACCAATTGCACGTCAATCAGCTTTCTATCATCAGTAATTCTGCGGGCCAGACGAAACCAATCTTCCTTGTCCGCTTCTCCGATATGCTCCCAAGAAATTACTCCTCTTCGGCTCTGGACAATCGTCTGTCGTAGTCCTCTGGCAAGAGCCTCCAATTCTGTTGGCAAGACCGGAAGCAGCAATTCATTCTGCACAGCGAGAACAAGACAGTCCAGCAGATCATTCAGAAGCGGAGCCTTCCATTTGTCTTTTGGTAGTCCTCCGCCGTAAACATGGATCTCTTCTCTGGCCGCTTCAATTGCTGGACTACTTGTCGGCTTTGGGCACGAAATCATAGGCACGCTCCAGAATTTTGCGATGGTTCTCTTTGGCGGAATCTACCAGGAAGCGAATCCAACTACCCGATAGCTTCTCTGGTGTTTCTACTTGGTCGGAATACCGCCCATTTTCTCGAAGCTCGCTATTTACCGCATCGGCAACGGAGGCCAAAATTCCCTCATAATCATGTGCCAGGGCTGCACGGAGTCGATAAAAACACTTGTCTGATAGCTCTACCTCAATTTGGCTCATCACTCGGCCTCGGACCCTTAGCAAGTAATTTAAGTCCCGAAGAAGCGTGTGCTCATCCATGCTTGCACAAACCCAGTCCGATCATTGATTCACCCTCTCGCACTTCGGATCTCTATAAGGGTGCCCATGTGCGCAGAATTCCGTCCCGCAGTGGACCAGGACGACGCCGCTCATGAATCCTTCCGCATAAGGACGCTGCGTCCTTGAAAGACTGGGTGATAGGCCACGACACGCCAGCCAAGGCTGTAAAGAAGTGCCATTAGCTCAGCGTTCTTGACCCATTGGAATGTCATAGGGGTAGAACCTCCTGGCTCATCCGCCTTGCAGCTATCTCGCAGTATTTCTCGTTAATCTCGATGCCAATGGCTTTGCGGTGAAAGTCCTTCGCAGCACGGAGTGTCGTTCCTGACCCCATGTATGGATCGAGAATTAGATCGCCGGGGACGGTGAACAGGACGACAAGCTCTTTCATCAACAGAAGCGGCTTCTGTGTCGGATGCTCGTTGGGTCCTGGTTCGCCACCATTCTTGTTGAAAACGAATACCCCGTGGCGTCCGCCTCCGTTCCATTCCGACTTTCCTGGCGCATGCATCATGACAATGCTTTCATAGCCCATTCCAGGGCGGTCCCCAGAATATTGAGGCATGCCATCAGGCTTAACCCATACTGCTGTGCGCTTGTAAGTCAAGCCGCCTGGGTCTTCGAAGTGACCTCTCCATTCCATTGCAGCTTCCACTTGGCAGAAACACAGAACCCAGCCCTGGACAATCCGCCCAATTCCATAGGAGACCTTGAGGCGCTGGTAGTCATCCATAGGGGCAAAGTCAAGCGGCTCCATTACCATCACACCACCTCCGCGCTTTACTCTTCTCTGCAAGGTATGTGCCTCGGCTTCATACGGAGGATCAGTGATGACATGATCAACTTTCTCAATATCCGGCAGCACATCCCGACAATCCCCGCAGTAGATAGTCACGGCATCATCCTGGTAATAGGGCTTCACAGGGCTTCCATCCAGTCCTCGTACACGCGCGGGGAGGGGTGGCACTGGCACAGCTCGGAGTGGTGGGTCATGGCCATTCCTCGCCACATTTCTGGCAGCATGGACCCATTCCCGTGATCGGCATGATTGGGGAAGCGCCGCAGACCTCGCACTTCCCGCCCCAATCTGGATCGGTCTGAGAGCACGGGGTGTCGTGATGCTCTATCCCATCCTCGTAACACTTCGGCCCGCACGCCAAAGGCTTGCGCTCACTTCCCACGGGAGGACTCCTTCGCTGTCAGCACTCGCAGCTTCCATCGCAGCCAGGCGTTGACCTTCTTCCAACGCTTCTGTGCGGAGCCAGGACCAGGAGGCACCGAATCGTTGACTGCTGCCACTTCATCAATGAGGGAAGAACGCAAGACTAGCTTAGGATTGTCTGTCCAGAAGCAGCCGATGGCACAGTGATTCCCATAGGCATCATCGAGTCGTCCGTGAATCAGAATACGCCGCTTCGCTACAGCATCGCGAATGAGGAATAACGCGGTATCATCCGGCAGCGCTCGCGTGGTCGCTGTCGTAGTTTCTGGCCTTAACTTGCTACTCACGTCACCCTCCTTTAGTGTGTGCCGCCGCCCCTCCTACTGAATCGCTTTGACTCGAACCTTCACACAGTCTCCGCAGGCCCCCTGACAGCCCAGCACATTGCCGGCAGCGTCCCGGTATGTGGTAGCGCATACCCACTTGGGCGGGGTTGTTGTCTTCTCGGCCCCCACAACCAGGGCTGTGGCATTCCTGATGCTTGCGTCGAATTCCGACATCTCCAGCGGTGGCAGTCCATGCTTCTTCCGTTGCTCAGGATTAACGACATGGAAAGGGACATCCACCATGCCAAGGACTGTTCCATCCTGGTCTTCAACGGTCACACAGTAGCCGATGCCGGTGCCATTGAGGCCCTTGATGGGCAGCTCAGGTTTACCGCCAGCGAGAGTGAAGGGCAGCACACAGAGGGCAAGCAGCAGGGCACAGAAAGCAAGTCGGACTCTCATGGAGTCTCCTTGTGGGTTGAGTGAGGCGAGCGCGGCCTTTTCCATCCCCTCGCCTCTGCTTTGCGGAACCAGTTATGAATCGTCTGCACAGAACGGTTACAGCGCTTTGCGATCTGCGGGAGCGTGAGCCCTTCGTAGCGGGCTAGGACAGCCAGCTCAACGAGTTCCGGCACCTTCCTCCCGTTGTCCAGCTTCGCCCAGTCCCGCGGCATCACCCGCGCGCCAGGGCTCTTATCGATCGACGAACGCTTTCTCTTGGTATATCTCGATGCCGGCAATGTCTCCTCCTCGTGAGCCCGACTCGATTGCTCGGTTGACGGCCTGACTGTCGATCATCTTCATGGTGTCCGGAACCTTTGAGAAGTCCACCACCCGGAACGTCCAGCGCTGCCGGACGTGGATGCCCGTCCCCGCCAGGTTGAGCGCGGGCGGGGCCTTGACGACCTCCTTCGGTAGCTCCTGCGGGGCCCCCGTGGCGACCGCGCGCTGCTTCGCCTTCTCCAGGGCTTCGAGGGCCGAGCGCCGCGACTCCTCCACCTGGAAGGCGTACCTCCGCAGGGCAGCGGTCGCGAGCTCCACCGCGGCCTCGGCGTTCTTGATAGCCACCGAGTAGTCGGCCCGGATCTTCTTGGCCTCCGCGAGCGGCTGCTCCAGGTGCGCGTCCATCTCTTCCTTGATCTGCTTGAAGAGGCGCTTCGCGAACTTAAGTTGATCCGCGACCCACTTCGCCTGCGCCTCTTCGGTGATCGTCCCGAGAGTTTTCATGGGCGATAGCAGGGCTTCGGAGGTTTCCATCCAGGTGCGCGGCTGGTACTGAATGGCTTCATTCATGCCTTGATCTCCATCTGCCGATCGGCGTCGGTCATCGCCCGCGTCTCGACGATCTCGCCAGTGTCGACCCGGAACACGATGACGCTGTTCTCCTCGAAGTTGCGTTTCTCCTGGCATGGCACTTCCCGGGACTCGTAGCCGTTCTGGATGATGCGCGAGATGCGATTGATCTGCGCCCGATGCTCCTCGGCCTTTGCCTTGAAGTCAGAGCGCATGGCCGCGAGATTGTCTTCCGTCTCTGCCAGGAGCGCGGTCTCTCTGGCGAGGGCCTCCCCGAAGCTGACTTTCTCGGCCTCGGTGAGTCTTACAGGGCAAGGTCGGGTGATCGCTCCCACTTACGCTCCTTTCTTCTTGAAGCCCTTCTTCTCGCCGTAGGCGTTGAAAGCTTTCAGGAATTCCTTGATCTGTCCAGGGTCCAGGGTCTTGAGAACTTCCTTGTTGTCGAACGGGAAGTTGTTCCACTTCTCCAGGGTATCGAGCGCCTCGAACTTCTTCTTCAGCCCGGGGATCGGGTCGTGTTTCTCCTCTTGGTGTTCCGCCGCTTTCTGGAAGAGCCCTTCAAGCACCTCGGCGGCTTGGTGGACCGTTTCAACGTTCTGGGCAGTTTCACCGGACGGTGAAAGTACCTCTGCGGGTGAAACAGCCGTGGGCTTCACCGTCTCCGGGAATGGCTTGTCCTGCGTCTCCACGGTCGCGCCCTGCGTGATTGACGGCGCTGCCTCTACCGTGACTCGGTTCTCTTCCGGCTGCCCGTTGAGGGCCGTTTCCAGGTTCATTTCCCCGCTCTCCACTGCGTTCCAGATGCCGAGCAGGTCTTTCCGGTCGTCTTTCGTCCAACCAGCCTTGAGCGTGCGCCCGACCGTTTTCTCGAGCTGTTCCAGGGTCACGCCCTTATTCGCGAACTGGGCGACGATCTTGCTGACGCTGGCGTCATCAAGCAGAAGATCGATGCGCTTCTCGGCCAGCTCCATCAGTTCCGAGCGCAGGCCAGGCGGAACGCTTCGGAGAATGACCTCCCGGATCCGCCGGCTGGCCTCGGCCTTCACGACCACGGAATAGAATCGGTCGTCGGCCCACTTGACCATTTTCCCCTGCGCCGACTTGTACCATTTCGAGAGCACGCCGCCGTCCTGCCAAATTCTACCTTTCTGGAAGTCGGTAAACGTGGCCTCGATCTTAACGTGATCCTCATCCACCGGAGTCACGTCGCAGCGCACCCGGTTGAATCCATAGGCCTCGGCAATCCCTTCGGCCGCCCGGATAGACAGGTTCCTCGCGAACTTACCGCCCCCCACCGGCTTGCAGTAGATCGCGGCCTTGGCGAAGGACGGATAGGCATCGATCTGCGCCATCAGCTCGGCCTTGATCTGTTCGTGGTTCCTCGGACGCGCGGCGGCGAGGGCCTGAATCGACTCATTCTCGATTTTCAGGATCGCCAAGTGCGGTTCGAGTCGTGCGATTTGGTCAACGGGTTCTTCCATCTAGGCTCCCTTATGAGATGCGATCAGCCAGTCCGGCTGTGCCTTGCGGCGTCCTTTGCGAATTGCATCCTGGATGTTGTCTCGCTGCGTGCCCACGAAGAGATGCGCCGGGTTGACGCATGCCCGATTGTCGCAGCTATGCAAAACTAGAATCCCATCCGGGATGCTGGCCCTCTTCATTTCGAATGACAGTCTGTGCGCTCGGTACTGTTTCCCGGCCGGGTTTGTGAAGACTCCATAGCCATTGTGATTCCGTGCCCCTGTCCATTCCCAGCAGCCCGCTGTTCGTTTCACTCGCGCCCAGAAGCGCTCAGCGAATGGCCTACGCTGTCTTGGGCCGGATGCGCCGCCTCCAGATCGGTTCCGTGGAGCCCTGTTGGCACAAAGCCTGGAGCAAAACTTTCTTCGGCTGGTGTGTCTATCTGAGGCCCTGAATTCGCACTTGCAGGCGCGACATTTTTTGGTTGCGCAAAGCCTTGGATCTGCCATTCTATCTCCCTAGCGACGGCTCTTCCCGAAGGCGCATATATTATAATACCCACACCAATTCGCGCTACACCACCAGCTTTCAGGGTTCGTCGGAATGAATACCTCTTTTTCGATTGCCTCCGCTGCTTTCCCAAGGCGCAGCGTCAGCCTGTGCAGGTCCGCCTCGGTTCGTGCTGACTTGTTCAGGTACGGTGTCTCTTTCCCGCCTTTCGTCCGCACCAGGGTATCGAGCACGACCTCGGACGGAAGCCTTCCCTTCTCCGCCTGGTAAAGCAGAGCGTACATCGTGAGCTGCTCGCTCGTCTCGGCGGCGTCTTCGTTCGGGGCCTTCGAGCTCGTCTTCGTGTCCCGCACCGCTGCGGCGTCATCCTCGACATCGATTATCCCGGTCAGGTCCATGGGGAAGATCGCGGGGTCCGTCCTGAGCGTGATCTGCTTCTCCACGGCCACGGGTTGAAAGGTCGGGCTTACCTTGAGGGTATGCAGTGCGGCCAGGCCAATCGCCATGTCCTTCGTATCGCCTTTTATGAGGCTCATTCCCCGTGAGCGCTCTTCCTCAGTCAGGGCGATCTCTCCCATGAAGGCGGCGTCCACGGCATCTCGGGCGGCGTCCTTCACGTCGTCTACGGGCAGCTCCACGCCGCTCTTGATCTTCTGCCGGAGGTTCACCGCAACCCCGGTGTGAACCGCGGAGCCACGCAGTAGCGCCACGGTCGGGGCCATCTTGATCCCTTCGACGTAGCGGTAGAAGTACTGCATCCCGCAGCGCTGGAGCATCGTGAGCTGGGTGGAACTGAAGACGCGGCGCTTCTCTCCCATGGTCGGCGGGTCTTCCATATGAATTAGGGCTTCCAGTTCCTTCAGGTTCATCCCACTCCTTAAGGGGAGCCTCCGTCCCCAACCCCTTGGCTTCGGAGGCCCCCATCGGCACCGTGAAAGGGGGAACCAAACACGGTGCAGATCGTCAATGTTTCGTACACTCGCAGACATAGACCAATTTTTTGCACTGCGGACACTCTGGCAACGCGAGATGCGGCGACTTCTGGAGTTCCTCCATTCTCTCTTTCTTGTTCTGGCACACACATTCGAATAGATCCCGCTGGCACTTCATGCACCACATGGCTTCTCCTTCGCCTCTTCGAGGCAGGTCGCGCAGTAAAGGCGCTGCCACAAGAGAGGCTTGAGCGCGAACTCCACGCCGCCTTCGAGGCGAATGTATGGGGTCAGCACTGGTATCAGTTCGAAGATGCATTCCCAGGTGTGCCCGTGCTTCGGGCAAGACAGGTTGACGGACGCGCGCCCCGGCATCGGTACTGTCATCGCATCCACCAGATCACCGCCACGGCGAACAGGGCGATGGCAACCAGGCACACCCCGAGTGGGGTGCCTACGTCCCAGGTGTCGGCCTCTTCAACGCACGTCACCGCACCTCGGTTGGGATCGCTGCGTGGAACCAGGATCGTCCCGCCGCACCCCTTGCACTTCTCGGCCCGGTAGTATGGCTGGGTCATCTTTTCCCCCTTGTGAAGCGGTTCGGTGCCGTACAGGTCTTAAAGTGCGACCGATGCGTGCCCGCGATGTAGAAAACGTCCTCGCCCTGCGCGAACCGCTTCCGCTCTGCCTCGGTCAGGCTGTCGAAGTCGGTCGGCACCGTCTTGCCAGTCTGCGGGTTCTTGAGATAAGCCAGAGGGGCGAGGCATGTCGGCTCCTTGCAGGACGTGGGATTGAAGGTCACAGGCAGGGCTCCAGAGACGCCAAAAGGCTCCCCGGCGCGAAACCAGGGAGCCTCTTGACTCGCCACCCGAAGGCGGCGTATTCTTTCGTTGGAGACAAAAGAATGGAGTCAGATCCTACCAGATTCGACCCCGTTCCCACAACTCCCGGAGACTTCAAGGTCACGTTCCGGCCGTGAGCAATAATGCCAGGCACCGCGCCGTGTCCTCTGCTGTGTCGTTGCCCTGGTGGCGCCTCCGTTCGTGGTGGTACGCCGCCAGCAGTCCGATGTGCTCGTGGTTGCAGAGAAAGGCGCTCACAGGGCACCCCCTTTCGACAGCGGCCACACACCCGCCAGGAAAGGGTGATTCGGGAACGGGTAATTCGGCGTGAGACGTTCCCGGATGCGTCCCTCGTCGTCGATGCGCTCGAAGATGTCTTTCTCTCCCAGTTCCTGCCCGTAAGGCGTCCACGAGTCCAGCGGCAGCAATCCGCCGAACGTCTGGACGTGGGTGTACCCGAGCCGCTTTGCCACGGTCACGATCTCTGCTCTGTTCATTGCGTTCCCCCTTTGGTGAGTTGGTTTACTGGCCTTTCGCCGCGAGGATGGCGATCCGCACCTTATCCGATGCGCTGCGCCTCTCTGCGTGGTCCCACGGCACTGTCAGGGCGTGCTGGATGGCCTCAAGCGCTTCGAGCATCAACGCCCACGTCCGGAGCCTTAACCCTGCCGCTGCTACGTCTCCCGCCACCGCCGACACATCAAAGAGCGTGGACAGGGTAATGTCCTGTAGGTTCTTATCGAGGTAGTCGGCCAAGTAGGTCAAATCCTCGCCGGGAGCGCCGGGGGCGTGCTTCGGGCTCTGGTTCCTATCGTTCCAGCGGCTCTGATGGTTCATCGGGCACCAGCCTTTCCCGGTGTCGTCTCGTGAATCATCCAGCCATTCTCCGTCCATTCGAGCCCACACTCCGGACACCGCCTCACCCCACGATACGCCGGCAACACCTTGCCACAGGTGCAAGTCATCTCACAGGCCGACTCTTCCCCGAACGGCTGCCCGATCTTCCTCCGAACCGCAATCTTGACTTGGACCAATCTGTCTGCTGCTACCATCTCACGTTCCCCATAAGATGTACTGCGTTGAACTGCTCTGTCTTGTGTCGTAATGTACGCCTACAGTCAGAGGCTGTCAACTCCTTTCTTTAACTTTCTTTCTCTCCCTCACCTGTACACCCCCAATAGCAAGAACGATACCATGAACTGTAGGCACAGAGATACTCCCTGAAATAGAACACTCACCGCTCCGCGCGCATATCAATGCTCTGCCTTTACACCTACTCACCACGGCCTGTAGCGTATGTGTACCGCGTCCAAGTCCCATAGGCGAAAGATGAGCGAAACTTGGTCATCGCATGGCACTCTCGGTCTCTGTCTGGCTGCGTCTCGCGTTGGTTGACGTTCCCTCACAGCGTCACGCGCGGTCACAGACCGCAAGCGCTTGCTCGTCAAGCGATTGCAGGCTGTAGGAGCGCGAGGAGACATAATCTCCGTTATCGGACGTTGAGTGCTGCCACGCATGGCTAAGATACTCCCAAGCCTTGAGTTATGCAGAGAGCGCTATCCCACGCCCGCAGGGAGACGCGCGAACGATGGTTCGCGCTTGTTCAGAGTGCATCGCTGGGCCTGCTTCAGGTGCCGACGCGGGAGGGGCCCAGGGGTGCCGCATCGCCCCCGTACCCCCTGAATAGATCTCTCTCAGTGCCCTTCTGGAATTTTTACTGGGAGGGGTGTTCTGTGCGCGGGGAGCGTAGCCGACCCGGGAGCGCAAATTCGGGGGGCCATAATAGATCTAAGATCTTAACCCTAGATCAGGAAGCGGGGGGTAGCGTGGGGGTCACTTGTTGTCCTAAAACATACTCTTGGCGATATGTCTAGAAATCCAGTTGACAATGGCCCTGGTACGGAGTAGAACGCGGTGCATGGAGCAGCAGCAGAAGAGGCGTTTTGCCAGATCGATGCGGAACAGGCCGACGAAGGCCGAGAAGGCGTTCTGGATGGCGATTCGCAAAGATGCGGCTGGTCGTAGGACGTGGCCGCGCTGGCATCGTCAGCACATCGCCAGGGGATTTATCCTGGATTTCTGGTGTCCTGCGGCCCGAGTTGGGGTTGAGGTCGACGGCTCGATTCATCTGCGCGACTTCCAGAGGCGCAAGGATCGTGTGAAGGATGCAGCGCTACGCGATATTGGGATTCTGGTCATTCGGTGTACGAACGAGGCGGTTTTGGATGACGCAGCCGGAGTGACCACCTACGTCCGGCGGATTGTCCATCAGAGGCTCGTCAAGAGAGCCAGAATCGCGAACGGGGCAGAGCCTGGAAAGTGGCATTGGGGGCTGAAATGATTATCGTTCCACAAGCCTCTACAGCACTCTAACGTCATGGGGAAAAGGGGAAAGAGAATCATGGCAACTGGGAACGAGACATTGGAAGTGCGTCCGAACACGATTCCGCATTTCTCGACGGGGACGGGGGGGTTGATCAACTTTTTTGGTGCGGGGTATGCTCCGGGGGACTACGAGATTCGGTACTTGGGGTTCGTGTGGACGAAGCGGGTGGATGCTTCGGGGAAGTTTTACTTCGGGGTGAGTGCGAGCTCGATTCCGCAGGGTGAGATTGGGCAGGTCGAGGCGATTGTGAACCTGCGGGGGGACAAGACGGTCTTGGCGTCTGCGACGTTCGACGTCACGGCGTGAAGACCTTTCCGGAGCTGATGCAGGCGGCGGACCGGGCTCAGGTGCGTTCTCTGAGGACCCGGGAGAAGGCGGCTCTCTGGAAGGCATCGGGGAGCCGGAGGCGTCGGAGGTACCGCCGGCTGGAGAACGATGCGGCCCGACTCGAGTATCTGGCGCATCGGTTGAGGGGGAGGGCGAAGGATCTGGCTCCGGTTTTTGGCCCGAGTCCGGTTGAAGCCATTCAGGGAGCCCAGGCTGCGGCGGATGAGGCCCTGAACCGGAGGTTCGATTCGGTGGCTCTTCAGTGCCGCGACCCCTTGCTCGAGATTCACGAGGGCAGTTCCACGCCGGCCGAGAGTGCGGCGATGGTGGAGAGGTGCCCGGGCCCGTACTCGGCGGGGTAGGTGGGACGGCGGCGTAACGGCGCACGCAGGGGGGCCAATCGTGGCGCAAGTGAAAGACATGGGCATGGGAGCCGCTCCCGGGCAAGGGCCCGCGTACGAAGTGCCGGCTTGGACCGATTTCCAGGTCGAGACGGCTCTTGCGCTCTGGTTCTGCAAGCTCGCCAGGGCCGACCGGATATTCGTCAAGCGGAACGAGTTCGCGCGATTGGTGGCGATACGAGCCTGTCGTGGGAAGTTCGAGGCCGCGCTCGACGACATGCCGATGTTCGACGGGCTCAGTTGCACTGGGTTGCTTGAGCACGCGGCCCTGGTGCTCGGTGAGAAGCTCGACGGCCTCGAGGAGCAGGACCGCTTCAAGGCGTTCTCGGTGAACGACCCGACGCCGGTACTGCGGCAGGCGCACGGACTCTGATGCAGCGGAACAACATCGAGGAGTTCCGGCCGCCGAGCGGGGTGCACGGCTTGGCGCCGGAGAAGATTCCATCCCGGCTGATTTCAGTCGCTCCAGTGCGGTTCAACGCGCACATGGACTGGAAGACCTGCGGGTGCGGGGCCTGTCAGACCATGAGGGATCCGGAGTTCGCGGCGGCCTGCGCGGCGTTCGGGGTGTGCATGGAGCGGCTGCGGAGAAAGTATGCCGCGGGGCCGATTGTGGCGCCCGGGGTGATTGTGAAGCCATGAGGTGCTCGATTTGCTGGGAGAAGGTCGTCCTGCTCCCGGAACACCCCGTTGACGTGCAGATGATCGAAGCGGACGAATTTCTTTGCGGACGCTGCCTGTCGTGGTCGTTCCGCATCCTGACTGCCCAAGGGAGGACTGAATGCGCTCCAAGAACGCTGCTCCAATCGACCCCGCCTATCCTGACGAGCTCACCGAGCCCGGCAAGTTCCCCGTCCTAGTTCCTCCCTGCGAGCCCATTTTCGATTACGTCCTCGTGAAGCGCATCGAGGAGAAGGACGAACGCAAGCCAGGAAGCCTGATCCACATTCCCGAGACGGCGAAGGGGAAGCCGCAGCAGGCGGTCGTCATCTCGGTCGGGCCAGGTGGCTACGGGGTCTCGGGGGCCTTGCTTCCGATGCACGTCAAGCGCGGGGACCGGGTGCTGGTGTCGAAGTTCGCGGGTCACGACATCGAGCTGGACGGGCAGATGTACCTGCTCATCGCCCAGCGTGATGTTCTCGGGATCCTACGCGCGGGAGTTGTGGTAGGGTAGGTCAACTCGGGTCTCGGGGTTGGGGCGCTCCACACCCCAGTTTTGCTCTGTCCGGCCGCTCCACCCCGGCCCACTTCTCAGGCGAATTCATGGGAGTCACGCAGATGTCGACCTCGAAAGCCACGCACGCGAAGGCCCCGGCGAAGACGATCGAGATTCCACAGAGCGCGATGCAGGATGCTGGGATCGTGGATGCGGTGAACCGGCTCGAGAAGATGCTCGAGCGTCACCTGACCGACCTGAAAAACCGAGAATCCGCCGCCGGGTAGATCTCCGCACCTACTCGTGCAGGTGTGCAGCGGCCGTCACCTTCCCGGGCGGCCGTTGCTGTTTCTGGGCCCTGAATTCTTCGACGAGGAAGGCGGTCCGCAGGGCGAAGCGCAGCACGTCCGGGTTCGGCGGCGAGCCGGAGATGGTCTCGGCGTGCTCGTAGACTTCCCGCAAGACTTCCGGCCCGAGGTCGGTCTTCACTCTTTCCGCGAGTTCCGTCAGTCCACCCACCCCTCCGAGTGCCAGCTCCAGTCCGATTTCCCCGATGCTCTTCATCCGGCCTCCTAATCGGCCTGCCGCGGCACAGGTTCCGGGTGCTCCTCGAGGTATGCGGAGATTCTTGCGGCCACCTGGGGGTGGATGGCCGTAAACTTAGCGAACTGCGCATGTCCAGCATCGGACCTGACTCTCTTCCCTCCTTGCACGAACGGGGAGAGTCGGTCCCTCCAGTAGCCGGCGGCCAGCTTTATCCCGAACTCGCAGGAGCACGGCGTCACGGCCTCGTAAGCTCTCCCGTTCCTGAACCGCGCGATCTGTTCCCAGCCGGTGTCCTTGCAGAATAGGCAGGTGTAGAGTCTCTCAGGCATTGGGGATTCCCTCCCGGAGTTTGCGGTAATAGGCCCGCTGCTGTTCAGTACCAAAGTCGTCATCGGATTTCGGAGGCCCGGAGTCTACTTCGTCCTTCCAGCGTTCCTGGTTCAGCCAGGTCGCGGGGAGCGGAATGAACTGGCCGTTGTCTTTCTGCCATTGGTTCGATTGCAGGTGCTTCTGGAGCGAGGCCAGAATCGTTGCGAGGTCGGTTTTCCTGAGGGCTCTGGATAACGATTCCCTCGCCTTCCCGTGTCCGGCCTTCTTTGGGTAGAGGGACCAGAATTCCTCGAAATGACCGTTCCACCCGTTGGGGGGTAAGGGGGGATCGAAGATCGGATCACGAAGATCGGAGAACGAAGAACGAAGAACGGGCGCATCTGTGCGCATCTGTGCACAACTGTGCGCAGGTTCAGGATCCGGGAACTTACTCCTTGCGGCTCTAGCCTTTCCGTTGCTCCTATCCCAAAGTTCCGTGAAATGAGCGTAAGCTCCATCTGGAGCGTCGTACTGACACACCAGCCCGGATCTGAGTAATTCTGCGAAGCATTTCTCGACTGCTTTCAGCTTGATTTCAGGGTTTCTAGGGTAGGCAAGTGACCGAATAGTGGGGAGATCGGCATCGAACCTGCCGAAATCGTCGGCTACGGTCCAAAGACGCCAGAAAAGCGCCTCGGACTCTGGCGAAACCTTGTCAAATGCTCTGGAAGTGCGGAAAGACTCGTGAATACGTCTGGTTGGCAACCTGTCCCTCCGGGCGTGAGGGAGCGAGAAGGTAAAGCGGGTCCGACCGTCGCTCGTCCGGCCCTGTCACCCGGGTGATCTGCCCGAGCCAAGGACCCGCTTGACCTTTTACGCCTCCTGAATCGCTGGGTCAACAAAAATCTTTCTTGACAGAAAACTTATTCCGTGTCAGGAATATGCGACCCGGAGGACAATGGCGTGCCCGAGATGGACACTCCCTCCAAGGCCCTTACAAAGCAGAAATACGCGCCCGCCGGCCTCACGGTGAAGCAACGTGACGCCTGCGACGGCATCCTCCGCGGGCTCGACCCAGCTTCCGCGATGTTCGCCGCCGGTTACACTCCAGACTCCAGCGTCAATCAGTTCCTCAAGTCGGCCAAGGTGCGCCGCTACCTGTCCTGGGCCGAGAAGCGCAAGATGGTCCGGGTGGAGGAGATCGAGGAGGACGCCAACCTGCGCCTCGTCCGGATGCTCGAGGACGATGCCGTTCCGCCGATGGTTCACGCGCTCCTGATTCGCACCGCGCACGAGTACGTCCAGACGCTTCGTGACTTCCGGGTCCCAGCACCGCAGCCCGGGGAAGCTGGCGTCATCACCGCGATCGCCATCATCAAGCGCAAGCTCGCCGCGAACACAGCTCCGTCGATGAAGACCTTCGAAGAGGTTGCTCAAGTCGTCGAGCACCGGCTCGTCGAAGAGTACAAGGCGCAGAGCAAGTGAGCCCGACGCTTCCAGCTACAATCCAGACGACGGCCTACGACTTCGCGGAGAAGTTCATCGGCATTCACGAGATCGCTGGGGATCAGGATCACCCATTGATACAATTCGCCTTGTCACTATGCTTCGCAGGAAAACTGCACATGCACGACGAGGTGCCGAACTGCTCCGCCTGGATGAACCTAATCGCGTGGCTTCTGAAGTTGCCGATGTCTCACTCCGCTGCGGCCCGCTCGTGGCTCGCTGTCGGAACTCCGGTTCCACTGGAAGATGCGATTCCAGGGAATGACGTGATCATCCTCTCGCGCGGCGGAGGCGATCAGCCAGGCCCAGAGGTGCTCGAGGCGCCGGGTCACGTTGGCCTTTTCGGGTGGAGAGGTGGGGACCTTGTGACCATCCGAGGCGGCAACCAGGGAGACGAGTTCAACGATCGCCAGTTCAACGCATCTCGCGTGTTGGGTGTCAGGAGACTCAACGGATGACGACGCCGCGGTTGACATGGGGAAATGGTGTGGAACTCGGGTGGAAGGAAATCGGCTTCATCGCGTGGGCGATATTTTCGATCGGCGCAGGCTGGTATCGGTTCAATGCCCTCGAGCATTCTCTCCAGGTCGTAAGCGACTCAAACTTTCTCCAGAGCCAAACCGTGAATGTGCTCGGGTGGAGAACAGGAGCACTGGAGACTCGCATTGACACCTGCTGCCCGGTGGCGCGCACTATCGTTCCGCTCATGCCACGAGATTTGCTGCCGCCGGAGATCGGCCGGCGATGAACGAAGCGGACGCTCTCGCCATCGACTACCACGCCATCATCCGGGCGCTGCCGATCCTGTTCTCCGGGATCGCGACGGGCGAGCTGTATCAGTGGTGCATCTGGAAGAGCAAAAATCCGGACAAGAAATGGCGCGGCTACTGGATCCAGGGACTTCCCCACATGGGGATGAACGCAGCGATTGTGCTGGGATGCTTCACCGCGTGGCACTGCGGCGCACTCTCGAAAATCATCGAGCTGTTTGGCGGCACTCCGATTGCGCAGCTCCTTGCTGTCTCTCCCCCGGTGGGCTATCTGATTACGCTCATGGCCGACGTACTCGGAGACCAGATCGCCTATGCACTGCAAGCGCGGTTCGGGAAGTTCTTCAAGAAGGCCAATTCGACGCCCCCGGAAACTGGCGGCGCCCCACAACCACCGATCGTCCCGCAGGAGGCACCTTGAAACGACTGATCCTGTTTCTCGCGATTGCCATGTTGACTTCTCCGCTCGCCCTGGCTGGACAAGACGCCTACAAGAAGGGCACCAGTGTGGTGCGATTTCTGGGCGGCTACGGGAGCACGCAGGAGATCCCGGGGACTGCGGAAGAGTACGCGGATCCGGTAGACCCCACCCCGCCCCCTCCGCCGGATCCGCCATCCGGATGTCACGACGATGGAGTAGGCGAGTGCCACGGCACCGGGAACGATCACTACGGCAACGCCGAGGATACGAAACACGGGACGGTGGGACTGGGATACTCCTACTTCCTCGCGGAGGACGTGAGTCTCGAGTTGGCGCTATTCGTGCCGGCCGGTGACGCCGGGACCGATAATCTCGGAGCGAGCGCTGGGCTTGACTACTTCTTCGGGCATTTCTACATCCCGCTCCAAATGAATTATCGGGGAGACCTCGACAGCTTAGGATTTGCAACTGGCGGAGGTCTCGACTATCGGGTCGGTAAGGCGACCGTCCTTCGGGGACAGATCACAGGGAACTACGTCGGCGATTCAGACGTTGACGACCATTGGGGATGGCAGCTCGGCGCCTCGATTGGATGGGTACTGGGCGCGAACGAGTGAAGCGGTTCCTGGCGTTCTGGAACCTCCACAAGGAGATCCGTTCCTGGCAAGCCGAGTGGCGTAAACGACACGGACTGGAACCCACCGAATTGCCGTGGGAGGGAGATCGAATGCTGAAGAAACTCTTCGACAAGCTCCAGGGGAAAAAGGTCTACGGTATCGCCCTGCTCGGAGCAGTCGCCGCGGTGATGAGCATGGCGGGACACCCGATTCCGGGGATCCCCGCGATGACCGATCAGGAGGCCTGGAACATGCTCTACACTTCCGGGCTCGTGGCGGCCGGGCGCAGCACGATTCAGAAGCTCATCCACAAGGGCGATGCGAAGAAAGAGGGCTAGATGCGCGAAGAGGATTTCAAGCGAGAGTTCAAGGTTCTCGGTGCGGCACTCGCTGAAGTCCTGACGATTCTGAAGGCTGAGAGGGTTGTCCTCCGGTCTGTCATTACGATCAAACCAAAGCCGAAAGGAACCACGAGAATGGAAACCACCATCATCACGACCGAACAGAACGCGCTGATCACCATCACCCCGGAGACCGCCGCCGGAAAGCCGACCACGGTTGACGGGATCCCGGTGTGGGAGACCTCGGATCCGCAGTTCACTCTGGTTCCGGCCGCCGACGGGATGAGTTGCGAGGTTCAGACCCCAGACGACATCGCGGATGGGGCGTCCGTGCAGATCGACGTGACGGTCTCGGTCGATGCCGACCGCGGCGCGGGCGTTCGCACCGTGTCCCTGGTGTTCCCGTTCGTGCTGAGCCTGCCGGAAGCGACCTCGATCGTCGGTTCCGTGACCCTGACGAACAAGCCGTAGTCCTCGTAGGTATATATACCTACGAGCTAAGGAGAACTCCCATGTGCGAGTGGTCGTTCTGGAATTTCCTCTGGATCCTGTGCGCAGCCTTCGTCGCCGGCTTTGCGTGGTGTGGCGGCTGCAAGGTCTTCGGACGGCTCCTGGGGTGACGAGTGGCGGCTCAGGCAACAGCGAAGGAAAGAGCGGCGTGGGAATGGGAACGCAGCCTGTCGATCATGACCGAAGAGGAACTCCTCGAGGGGTTCTCGGGCAAGAAGTCCCGAGGCCCCATCGAGGACATGCTCGAGACCACGCTCGAACAGGCGGTCAAGGGTCACAACCCGGTCTGGTTCCTGTCGCTGTCGTGCTGGTTCGACAACGATCCGTCGATGCTCTACCCGCCGTTCCATCGCGACGTGCTGTGCCGGGAGCTCCTACGCTTCCACTTCGAGCCGAAGGGGGACTTTCAGGGTCACATCTTCCTCTGCCCGAAGGACACCTTCAAGACGACCTTCGGGCTCTGCTACTGCCAGTTCCGGCTATCTCGGGCGAAGCTGCTCGAAGGGCGGGACGACAGCCTGTGCATCCGGCACCACAAGGAGGACTTTGCCGCAGCCGACCTGAACATGCTGAAGCTGCGGTACTCCCGCCATCCCTGGACGAAACGCTTCCACCCGGAGATGGTGAACCTTGCGAAGCGGTTTGGGAACGATACGGAGTTCGATCTCCCCGGCCGGATACGCGACAAGTCGGGAGCGATCGAACCCTCCGTGTATGCGGTCGGCCGGAAGACGGTTACGGCCGGCTGGAAATTCGGCCTGATATTCAACGACGACCTCGTGACCGAAGAGCAACTCCGGTCTTTGGCCGAGCGTGAAGATGCGAAGAACTGCTACGAATTCGGACGCATCATGCTGGACGCCAAGCGGGGGAAGGAATTGACCGTCGGGCATCGCTGGCATGTGGAAGACCTGTACGGGACCTTGCTTGCTGCGAAGACACGGACGGGCGTGCCTTTGTACACGAGCAAGGTCCTGTCAGCTATCGACGAGAACGGGGACCCGCTGACCGAGCGCCATTCGAAGGAATGGCTCGAGGGGGAGCGCGAGGCCGAGATTGCCCGCACCGGGTCTGACCAGATCTTTCAGGCCGTCCGCCTCAACAAGCCCCAAAGAACCGGCGACGTGCGGTTCGACCCGTCCTGGTACTCCTGGTTCTCCCGGCAGACGAAGGAATGGCGATCGAAGGTCGCGAACATGCGGAAGGTGCTGTTCTGCGACACGGCCCACAAAGACCAGGGCAGCGCCGGGCGCGGCGACAACGCCGTGATCGGGGTGATGGGCTTCGATTACGAGAAGGGCATCCTACAGAAATACCGGCTCGATCTCGTCGTCTCCGATACCTGGGACATCTACGACTGCGGGCGCGAGCTGCTCAACGTCGCGAAGCGCTGGGGGCTGGTGAACGGACTGTTCTTCGCCGAAGAGCATGGGCAGAAGAGTAGCGTCTACGTCATGCAGCGCGAGATGACGAAGGACGGATGGCGCGGGCGCGGGGTGCCTATCAAGGGCATGGGCACAAAAAACGTCAAGGCCGATCGGATCAACGCCTATCTGATGGAGTTCAAGGCGGGCCGGATTCACACCGACGAGTCTCTCCCGAATCTGGAGCGTGACAAGCTGGAGCACCAGAACTGGACCCCGCAGACGAGCCACGGGGACGATATTGTCGATATGTGGGCCCTGAGCTGCCACCCGATCGTGATGGAGGAGCTCGGGCTTCAGGACATTCAGGACGACCAGGAAGACACCATGTTCGGCCCACAAGAGCCGGTTTACGAGTCCCACTCCCGCTACTCGCCCTACTGAGGAGAAGCAATGGCAGTCACATCGAGAAAACTGTACGACACGGGCCGGCCGGGCGAGGTCATGGCCGTCATCCGCGGGTCCATGACTCCGGGCATCGGCGCGGGGGACAATGACGACATCCTCCTGCCCGCGAACGATCCGGTCTACTGCGGCCTGTCCATTCTGGACGGCCACGCCTTCTGTGCGAACGCCGAGTTTACCGAGGCAGGCGGAACCATCAGCGTCGGGATCATCCTGAAGTCGGCCGATGCCAGCTTCGGCAGCGTGACGATTGCTACCCTTCTGAGCGCCGTCACCGCCGCGTCGGCTGCCGGCGGGGTCAATGTCCACATTCCCGTAGTGGGGGCTGCCGGTACTGGATTGCCGGCTACGGCGGTCGGTCTCGTCGCTGGACTGCCGATTTCTATGGGCAATCCGACGATGGTGCCGAACATCCGCGTCCGCGTGAACACCGGGATCACCGATGCACCCCTTGTCGACTACCTCGTGTTTCTCCGCTGCGTCGGAGCGAAGAGGAGCTAAGTGGAGCCGATAACGGCTGGCTTTCCAGCCGAGCTCACCAAAGCAATCAATCAGGCCCGGGCCGAGGAGTTCGTTCTCGAATTCATCAGCCGGTGCAAACCGCAGCGGAACCAGCGTCTCCCGATTTGGGACGAGATGCTGGAGAACCGCTTGGTGACGCCGCGGTCCTACCGCTACCCCAGCGGCGACATGACGACGTTCGGGGTCGCCGGAACGCCGTCCTATACCCGCCGGAGAAGCCTGCTCAAAAACCCGGAATCCCACCAAATCGTCGAGACCCTGAAGGCCAAAACCGCAGGGCTCCTACTCGGAGACGCGGGGTTTGTGCAGGCTCTTCCGGTTGGGCGCGAGGACTGGGACGGCGCTGAAACCGTGTCCCACCTGGAGGAGGTCTCCTTCACGCGCCCGGGGAATTTCCGCCCGATGTTCGAATGGTTCGACGACATTCTCACGTTCGGCAACGGGTACATCGAGTGCGGCTGGGAACTGGAGTACGACACCGTGCTTCAGCGTTTCGCCGTCCGGAACAGTGCCGGGGAAGTCGCCTCCCGCTACGGGTACGCGAAACGCAAGGTCAAAGACTGCATGTACCTCCGGACCCGGGATCCCTACGACATCTTCCGGGATCCATCGGCCTCCAACTTCCGGGACTCTCTCGGCGTCGTGATCCGTGGCCGGGTGACGGCCCAGCAGGCTCGGGATGCCACGCTGCGGGATCATCGCCAGTGGGACAAAGAGGAAGTCGAGCAGGCGATCAAGATCGGCACGCGCGACTTTAAGGCCGGCTGGGACGAGAACCTGAAGCGCAACGACATGCACATGCCACCCGACGACTACGGCATGATGACCTGCTTCGAGTTCTGGGGGACGGTGCCGTGGAAGCCGGATCCGGAGGATGGCGGGGAGTTCTACGCGGACGGCGTGCGGCGCCGCTGCATCACGATTCTCAACGGTCGCTGCGTCTACGACGGACCGATCCAGCTTCTGGGCGGAAAGATCCCGATCGTCGAGGGCGTGATGAACCCGCTCGCTGGTAGGCCGTGGGGCTTCACGCCCTTGGAAGCGATCCGGTTCATTCAGGACCACCAGGACACGATGCTCATGCTCTTGCAGGACGCAGCCATTGAGGCCGTCCGGGGCGGCTGGCTCATCCAGACCGGTAGCAACCTCAACCCGCAGGCGCTCGAACGCAGGCGCATCGGGCAGAGCTTCCAGACCACCGGGAACCCTGAGACGGTCATGGCGCCCATCCCGCTCAACACGAACGGATACCTACAGGCGGCGATGGCCTACGACGGCGGGACGAACATGATGCGCCAGGCAACGGGTGTCTCGGACGTGGTGCAGGGCATTCAGACGGGTGGGCGGCGCACCGCGGCAGAGGCTACTGAGCTCTTCCGAAGCGCCATTGGTCGGGCTGACCTCATGGCGCGAGTGCTCGAGACCGACGCGCTCCCGATTCTCGGGGGTCTCGTGCTCGACCGTTGGCAGCAGTTCATCCCCGATGAGGGACAGCTTATGCGCCGGGTGGGCGAGAAGCAGCCCTTCCATGTGACCTTCTTCGACATCGACGGCGACTACGACCTGGAGTTCGTCGGCAGCCGCCAGGCCATGAGCCGGCCGCAGCGGGCCCTGGCGCTCAAGGAGTGCATTCAGACCCTCATCTCGAATCCTTACATCGCGGCGCATGTGAACTGGGGGGCGCTGATCGGGCAGTACTTCGAGGAAGGGCTTCAGCGCCGGGATTTCGAGAAGTTCATGGCGAGCGAAGGCGAGGCGGTTGATCAACTCCGGGTGCTCGGACTGATGAACCCCGGTTCTGGACAACCATCGCCCCCGAGAAACGGGCCTCCTGAAGCGCCCGGATTGTCGGCGGCCGCATGAAGAGCCTGAAGGAACTCAGTCTCGGCGAGCGGGTCAAGGAGTACCTCGGATATGAAACGGATCCGATTGACCCGAAGGACATAGAAAGGGATCTCGAGCTTGCGAAGGAAGAGCAACGAGCCAAGGAGCTAGAAGAGGCCGAGGCCCGGGACCTTCGCACCGCCCTGGCAGCAGCGGCGCGTCACTTGCTGCCTTACCTGAGACTGGATCTGGATGAGGTACGCGGTCGTCTGGCCCGTGCAGCTACGCAGGGGAATCAGTACGAAACCGCGTATTGGTCGGGTCATCTGGAACGGCTCTTGGGAATCATCCGAAACATGGAGGACGCCCGGCCCTGAGCCGGACCTTCGATTGAGGAGAATGCAATGCCCGATGAGAGCGTGACCGGCGTACCGCCGGGTACCACGACAGGCTTACCGGACACTGTGCCCACGCCCGCTACGCCCGATCCGGCTGCCTCCGGAGAGGTGCGGGAGACGGAACCGGGGACGCAGCCAGTTGATCTTGCAACCGAACTCCGCCAGCTATCCAGGCGTTTTCAGCGCTTCGAACGCGACAACGAGCACGATCGCCGCCTCCGCGACAAGTGGGGCAGCGAGATGGGCGAGATTCGCAATCTCCTGAAAGGACTCCCGGCCCAGCTAACCCCTGGACGGGATCCGGTTAAGGAGAACGAACGCTACCAAAACGACCCGGCCGGATTCATCAGCGACAAACTCGACGAGCTGATGAAGCGTGCGGGCGGAGTTGCGGACGGTACGACAACGCCAGCGCCGAACGAAGACACGGGAGGCGAGTCGCGGGAGCAGTTCCTCCAGCGCATCGCCGATGCGTCAGAAGACTTTCAGCAGGATTTCCCCGATGTGGTCAAGTACCACGACCAGATCGATGCGATGCTCCGGTCAGAGACGTACCGTGTCTACGACAGGGACGGGAAACTTAACGTCTACAAGTCGATCAAGTCGGCGTATAACGATGCCGTGCTCGCCGCAAGAGGTGGCAGGACGACTGCCGCTGCCGCAGGCCGGGTGGCTGGAGCCATCGAAGCCGCGAAGGCCGGTGCCTCAGTTACGGGAGTCAGCGCGTCCGGAGCCGAACGCGCAACTCTCAAGGGACTCGATCCGAGCCAGCTCCGCGGCAAGAGCCGCAAGGAACTGGAAGCTCTAGGGCAGAGTCTCGGACTCATCCCTGCAAACGATAGACCGAGGTAGGTCATGGCAGTAACACCGTACAGTACTACAGTCGGCGCCAGCGCCGGGCAAATCGGTGAGGTTCTCCAGAGCGAATGGCTCCAGAGAACTTTCCTCGATTTCCTGGCCCCTGGCGTCACGCTGAACCAGTACGGCACGGACGTACACATGCCCACTTCGACCGCTCGGAAAGCCCGCTGGCTCGTGATGTCTCGAATCACTCCGGACGCTTCGCCTACGGCGAACACCGAAGGATTCAACAGCCCGACCACAGCACGCACTACCGACGTGACTGCCTTCGACGCGACGGTTGTCGAGTATGATGACTACATCCAGATCAGCACACTCCTCGACCTCACCGCGATCAACGGCACCACGCAGGGACTCGCAGATCTCGTCGCCCAGTTGGCGAAGGAGCAGTGCGAGAACGTGTTGCACGTCGAGCTGGAGAACCACGCGCTGGCGGCCGATGCCGACATTTCGGAAATCGACTTGGCGGACAACAGCATTTTCGACACCGATGAACTCTTCAAGGCCGAATCCTTGAAGCGCATCGCGAAGAAAATGCGCTCTGGATTCGTCAAGCCGCATCCGAAAGCGAAGACCGGAAGGAAGTTCATTCTCGCGGCTTCCAACCGGATTTTCTTCGAGTATGTCGGGGACTCCGCCGCCATGAGCGGTGGAACGAACATCAGCCTGGCAGTCGCGCAGGCTGTTCGGCATCTCTCTCCCTCGAACCCCACGACCCAGGCAGACCTGGAGCGCGGGTACTTCGATGCGGGAGATACGCACCCTGGCATGTTCGGTGTCGAGCTCCAGCTTTCCGAATCCGATCGGACGATCAGCCGTACCGTGAATGCCGGATCCGTAGCGTGTCAGAACAACTATGTGTTCGGCAATCAGGCGTTCGGGATCGTCGATCTTCAGACCGATCTGGCAAGTCCGGCGATCATCAAGAAAGTGCCGGGTCCCAGCACGGTCAGTCAGCCGACCAACGCTTTCCAGACGATTGGCTACCGACTCCGGTTCGCGTCCAAGCTGTTCCAGGCCGCGAGCATGATGAAGTTCGCCAGCGTCTAAGACAGCAACCACTACCTGTACCTGATCCGGGCCTCGCAAGGGGCCCGGGTTGAGGAACAAGATGGCAAGGGAAGTTCTGAAGCAGCGTAGCGTCGACGACCTTGGCAACGGCGTCAGTGCCCGGGAACTCGTAGACCGCATGGCGAAGGTCGTTCCCGGACTCTACATTGCCGAAGCCTATGGGACGCCAGGGAATCCTGCGATTACGTCCCTGCGTCAGCGCATGGTCGGCGAGGATGCACGGCGGGCCTTTGACTCGATGGACGTGGACAGTAAGCAGATCGACAACTATCTGACCCCGCTGTACCGGGGGGTCCTGCCAGAGCATGATCTCTGGAGTTCTGACGGCAAGAAGCCGCTTATCTACGGGTGGCGGCACGTTCTCTTACTCGTAGCAAACCAGTGCAAAGTTAGTCTGAGAGACCTGGAGGCCGCGACTGGCCTTCACGTCTACGACTAAGGAGCCGTGATGTCGTTCAAGGAAAAAGATCCGTGGGACAACTGCAATCACACCTGGCACGACCCGTCCGATCTGCCAATCGCTACCCGCGGGGCCATTCTCACGATCTGGGAGATGCCGAAACAGGAGCGGATCGACAGCTTCTCGGTGAAGGGGCGCCGGCTGAACCTGAGCCTGGACCCAGGCCGATACGTCATCGTGCACAACCACCCGGCCAACGGCTGGCAGTGCTACGTCTCGGTCGATTGTGACGCCAGGGAGTACGCTGAAACCTGCCGCCTCCTCAAGCTGGGGAAGATCGACGGCATGACCTCGGCCGTGACCTCCGAGGGCACGGTGCACCAGTGCACGATCTTGAACTGCAAGTTCGTCTCAGGGTCCAGGGTGGAGATGATCCGGCACGTCCGTAAACACAACCCGCGGATCATGGAAGACGAGCAGAGCGCGCTGAACATCACCGGCCCGACCGCAGAAGAGAGCCGCAGCGTGAAGCGCCAGGCGATCAAGGACCAGATCCGGAACCTGGAGCCGATCGAGACCTAAGAGGGAACCATGCCGGCAGGACCAGCTACAGGGCTTTCACTCCAGACCAGGACGCGGCTTCAGTCCGTGCAGGAGATCTCGTCCTGGATCGGGGCGTCCGATGATCCGCGGCTTAACGCTTCGGCCGGGGTCGAGTTGGACTCGGCCATTCGGCGTCTGAACGCCTACAAGTGGACATTCTGCCGGAGAATGCAGGAAATCACCCTCCTGGATCAGGAGAGGAACTACCCGCTCGACAGCATTTTTCGCTCGCACCTGGGGGCGCTGCTATCGGACGATCAGGGACGACCGGCCTGTATTTTCCCCTTCAAGACCTACCAGGATTACCTAAAAGATTATCCAATGGCCGAGGCCACCACGGAAACCGGAACTCCCTCCCTTTACACAGTCCGGTCGCCCGAGTCTGACAACGTGATCCGCGTGGCCCCCATGCCGATCACCGGAAACGGTGCCGGGAAGAAAATCTTCTTGCACTACCACACCATCATTGCCTTCGCGCGGGATCCGGGGGAAGCCCTCGTGGTTCCGCAGAGCGTGGACGAACTGATCAAGTGGATGGCGCTCGAAACTTTCATCCCGAAACAGGGGTCCGACCGCGGAAAGTCCGATACCGTCACCACAATCTTGAAAGGCAATGGAATGGACCGCCCAGGCCTGTGGAATCAGGTCATGTTCGAGTTCCAAGACCACGGGGAGATCGAGCTCATCCCGTGGATGACTCCGGTGTAACGATGCCAGTCACGAGCCTGCCAGGGGAGGAAATCTCGGTGCCGCTGACCTATGTGTCTTATTCGTTCGAGCGTCAGCTTCAGGACGGAGACTTCCTCTTCAAGAATCTCAACATCGCGAGGACTGGCTTCAGCGCCACGGTAGTCCAGGCGCACATCCGGGCCGACATGGGACCAAACGGAGGCACCGCGGTCCTGCGCATTCAGGACGATCCGACAAGTCCGTCAGGCTTGGTCGATCTCAATATTCTCGATACGGCCGGAAGCGAGGTCGATCAGGAGTTCGATGCTGGCGGCTTCGGGGGTGCCACGCTCATCAATCAACTATCGTTCAGCGTTGCGGGAGGTCGCAAGCTGTCCGCAAGGGTCGTCACGGCACGGAGCCTCGAGGGCCCCGGATGCCTCATCCTGGGGATTCAATATGCGTAGAGCACTGTTCTGTCTGGCCGCCCTCCTTGCCGTCTTGACCCTGGCTCCGACCTACTCGGACGTGACAGTGCTGCGTACCTTCAAGCCGCCCTACGTTTCGCCCTGTCCGTCTGGGGCCTGCTCTCCGACTGACAAGGTGGTTATCTGTCAGAACACCGATGCGTGGTACAAGTGCGAGGCAGGGACTTGGGCTCTGATTTCCGGTGGGTCCGGGGAGACGAACACTTGCAGCAACGTGGGCGTAGGCGGCGTCGGCGCCTTCAAGCAAAAGACGGGAGTGAACTTCGAATTCCGCAACATCAATGTCGGGTCATCCAAGATAACGGCCACCCTGGATGCCCCCAACAACGAGATCGACATCGATGCCGTAGAAGCGAACTTCAGCCATGCCAACATCGGCGGGAACCTCCCGGTCTCCAAGCTGAACTCCGGCACCTCCGCCTCGAACGCCACCTTCTGGCGCGGCGATGGAGTATGGGCGACTCCGGCCGGAGCTGGAGACACCTCGAGCAACACGGCCACGAGCGTCGATTCCGAAATTGTCCTTTTCAGTTCCACCACCGGGAAGCTGGTAAAGCGGGCCACCGGAACGGGCATCGTCCATGCGACGAGCGGGGTCTACTCAGCGTCGAACGTGAACCTCGCAACGGAGGTCTCCGGGAATCTTCCGGTAGGGAACCTCGGATCCGGCACTGGGGCCAGCGCCAACACCTTCTGGCAGGGGAACGGAGCCTGGGCTGCCGTGGATATTGCGACGGCGGACATTACGGGGAATCTTCCGGTCAGCAAGCTCAACTCTGGGACAGGCGCCTCATCCTCTACGTTCTGGAGGGGCGATGGGTCCTGGGCCACTCCGAGCCCTGGCGTCACGCTCACCAAAAATATCACCGTTCTAGCGCCGACCAATGCCGAGAACGATACGATCTTTTTCACCCCGGTTGGCATCACGATTACGGGCGTGCATGTCGTTGCTCGCGGGTCCGCGACGCCATCCCTGACGTTCCAGATCAAGAGGGGCCTGGCGCGCAGCTTATCGGACGCTGACGTGACTACCTCTTACGTCCTGAGCGTGGCGAACTGCCTGAACGCCCTCGGATCCGGGTGCGATCCGACCGTGAACCTCCCCAATACCGTGCCGGCAAACTCCTGGGTATGGCTCGTCACTACCGCCCAGAGCGGCACGGTCAACGAGTTCGCGGCGTCTATCAAGTATACGGAGCCATAATGAAGCGGTTCCTCCTAGCTGCGTGTGTGCTCGCCACTGCTGTTGGCGCGAGCCAGGCTGCCACCATCATCGTCGACCTGGCGTGCCCGGTGAACGGAAACGGTTCCGGCGGATACACAGCCGTGTGCGATGCAAGTCAGGCAGGAAATCCGCTGAACGATCTCCAGGCCGCCTTCAACCTGGCGCTCGCTGGCAATGATCACATCCAGCTCCGCGGTGTCCACGCGACCCATGACGCCGGGGGCTGTCCTGGCAGCACGACTGGGCAGTACGAGGCGGACAGGTTCAGATTGATAAGCAAGTCTGGATCGTCTGGCGCTCCGATCTTCATCGAGGGGTACAACTACGGGGTGGGCGGGCAAGAGTTCCCATTCATTTCGAGTGTCGCGCCAGTGACCTGGATTCAGTGTTCAACCTGCGACGGGGCGGATAATGTGGCGTGTCAAAGCTTGACCGGACTCCCGTCTTCTTGCTCGCAATATTGGTATGCCTATCCTACTGGGAACCAGGACAGGGCGTATGTCTGCACCAAAACAGATGGTAGCCCTTGTTATCGGCTACCAATCGTGAATGACGGAGGCAGCCTCGCTAATAATAAGGGGGACATGACGAATGCTCATTCAGGCTACGTCGGAACCTTCTGCGCCAACTACCCATGGCTCCGATGCAACTCCAACTCTGATTGCCCGGATCATCTATCTTGCGGTGGTAATTCTCCAGAGGTCGATTCGGTTAGCAGCACGGAATCGTCCGGTGCCTACATTGTAGCGAGATGGAATGCTGAGGGAAGGGGAGAGGTCTACTACAACAACAATGGCAATGCCATTGAGCTGTGCAATTCCTCCTGGGTTACGATTCGAGGAATTCACTTTAGGAATTCCAGGCGCACGCTGATCAGCATAGGAGATTCCGGAGACGGCGGATGTGTCGGAGCTTCCGACAATGTGACTGTGACAAATAATACCTTCGCATACACCAATGACAGCGGGGGTTCAGACTATCAGGTAACCTTTACTCGCGTCACTAATGGAACGGTTACTGACAATTACTTTGCCTACTCAAATTCAGAGTCGATTCACTCCCAGACGAAATCGGGCGGCACGGTGCTGACCATTCAGAGAAATATGATTCGCGATAACGGCGACTTCAATGTTCTAGGGCCGCGCCTTGGAGCTTCGGGCTACGGAACAGGAAGAACTCCTGAGTGCATGACGATTGCTTATGACGGAGCGAATAAGTCCTACGCTGGAACGGACATCTCGAACAACGTTCTCCTGCGGTGTCACAAGAACGGGATTCTCTTAGAAGGGATCGTTGATCCGGTCGTTCACGACAACTTCATCTATAACTCTGGCCGATCTGCCGTCAAAATCTCCACTGAAGGAAACAGTGTCAGCGGTCACATCATCTTTAACAATGTGGCAATAGGGTTCGGTCAGTATACCAATGGCGATGGTGGTGTGTGGGCATCCACCCAGGGAGCCGGTTCCGTCGACAACGTGAAGATTTACAACAACACCTTCTATGCTCCTGCTTCTGGGACCCCAGCGATAAAGGCCCTCAACGAAGCCATCACCAACTTCATCGTCAGAAACAACATCATGGACGACGGCGGCACCAATCAGAAGATGGTTGACTTCGCAGCCACGAGCGGGACCAATCTCCTTGAATACAACCTGATCAAGAGCGGCGTAAGTCCGGCGATAACGTGGGCTCCGCTTGGCGGCGGAAACCAGAACTGCTCTACCCTTTCTTCGGCTGGGACCGGGAACATAAACAACTGTCCAGATCCTCTATTTCTCAACGTCGCCGGTTTTGAGCTCCATCTGAATAACGCTTCTCCGGCTCGAAACGCTGGCACTTCTACTGGAATGCCGACAGGCAAAACGACGGACGTTTGCAACACCATGGCGTCTGTCTATGGTTTGCCTTCCTACGCTGACTGCCAGGCGATTCAGGAATCGGTCTGGGACATTGGGGCGGATGAGATTTCCGCTGGTGGTCCTCCCCTTCCGGCTCACCAGGTGATCGTTGTCGGCTCCTTGTGTCTGTCCAGAGCGCATCGCGGCTTGCCCGTCGAGTGCCCGGGGGATGTCCAGTGAGCGGCCTTCTCTTCTTCGAGAGCACGAAAGATCAGGGTGTCGGCAATTCTCTCCAGGTTCCAGCTCAGGAGATTCAGGTAGACATTTACCGGCCCGGGGCCCTGGTGTCCAAGGTTGTGAGTTATGTGGCTGGAAGCACAACCATCGAGGTCTTCGACGCCGGAGCTTTTGACGTTGGCGATACGGTATCGCAATTCGATGAGGATTTCACGCCGCTTGGGACGGTGACTGCCATCCCCGATCGCGGGCATCTGACGATCGCTTTCGTGGGCGCTCCAGGCACATTGCAGGTTGGGCAGGCCATCGTGCCGGTCACGAACCGGCCGGACGGGTTCATTACTCCGCGAGCGGTCAGCGGCCAGGAGGGTGCCCTGCACGGCAGCAGGGCGGCCGCTGGCACCTTTATGAGTTCCGAGCGCGGGATAGTGGCTGCCTGGATCGATCGGAAGGACGTTTGGCTCTCGGCCGTAGGCGGTGGCACCTCGTGGACCGGCTATAAGGGATACCCGGTGACTCCGGACAGCCCGGGCACGGACCGCACTATCGTCGTCGACGGGACGCGCTATGGATTGAACTCTCATGGCATCCAGAGGGCGATTGACGACGTAGCGGAACGCGGCGGCGGCAAGGTGGAGATCGACTACGCCGGGATCGTTCAGCTCATGGACTGCCTCTGGACTCACAGCAACGTGCACCTGGCCGGCAGAGGGAAGGGAATTACTGTCCTGATGCGCCAGACTGGAAGCATCGTTGCCGTCGTCGACGGCGGGACGCCCAACTATGCCAGCGTCATCAATGTGAGTCCGCTCGGAAGCAATGGGAGTCTGCCAACCAGCGTGACCTCACAAGCGAACATCACGATTTCCGACCTTACGGTTGACGGGAACTATACGGCATTCTCGAGCCTGACGGACGTGAATCTCGGCATGTTCGGGATAGCCAATCGGTACACGGATGGCTTCAGCGTTTACAACGTGGGCGTCCGCAACACCCTCCAAGATGGCATCCAGGTTGTAGAGAGCCGCGACGTGCATCTCGATAGCCTGACCATTGACACGGTTGGGCAATGGTCCGTGCTCTCAACCCGCAACGGGATCAGCCTCTATAACTACAACGCCGCTGTTGGCTGGGCAACGCGCGCGAACCTCTCCAATCTGATCATGAGGAGCATCGGGGACGAGGCGATCGCGGTCAATCAGTGGGACCAGGGAACGATTGAAGGTGTCACCGTGGACGGGTGTGACTTTGTGCTGGAGTTCGGAAGTAACACTTTGTCCCCAGCAGACGTTACTGGCTGGACCGCCACGGGCATCACGGCACAGAACACCCTTGACTACTTCATCACATTCAACGGAAGCGGCGGCATTACCTATAGCAATTTCATCTTTTCGCACTCCACGTTCAAGGGCCACGCCAGCCTGCACGACGGGGGAGCGATCTTCATGAATGCGGGAGCGAACGCTGACAGTCTGCGCGGGATCAAATTCTCGCATCTCCAGTGCTCGAATATCAACACGAAGGACACCAACGCACGGCGCTGGGTAGACGCCCAACCCGCCTCGGGAGCGAGCGTCATCGACGTGACGCTTGATCACTGTTCCTTCAGCGGGAAATCGGTTAGTGTGCACACCGGAGACGTAGGAATCAACATAAGAGGGGCCTGTTCGGATTGGTTCCTGGATCACATCCTGCTAAAAGATGTTCCCGGCGTCGGCGTTGCCCTGAACGACAATACTTTCGTTGCGACCACCACGCGCGTCCGGGGTGATCACGTTGTCGTGGACGGCGCGCACAGCGATGGTTTTCAGGCCGTGTGCGACGAGAGCGCATCGACGATCGAGGAAGTGCGCTGGAGTCACTGTGTCGCCAAGGACTGCAATAAGGTCGGCGGCAACGGGGCCGGGTTCTACCACGGCATTGCTATCACGGGCGCACGCATTCAGGGCTTCACCTACGACACTTGCCGCAGCTACAAGACTTCTGGAGCGGGGCACCTCTACGGTCTGCGCACCTTCATCGGCGGGACGGGAGACCCCGGCTCGATCTCAAACATCAAGGTGAATCACTGCGATTTCCGCGGCACACAGACCCAGGAAGTGCTGATCGGGGCCAATACCGGATCCGTCGAATGCGTCGGCCAGGCGCGCGGCTACACGAACTCCTTCCAGACCCTTATTGGCGCTGCTGCTGGCTTCCTTATCCCGTCCATGATCGCTGACTGCGATGTCGAGTTCAGCTCTGACGGCAGCAATACGCTGACACTGAATCCTACGATTCCCAACGGGTCATTCGACGGTCAGCGCCTTCTGCTCATCAATGTCCATGCTGCGAATGTGACCACGCTGAGCGACGAGACCTTCGACTCTGGGACAAACCTGCGGCTATCGGCTTCCCAGATAGCCCTGGGACCGCGCGATTCTATTTTGCTGCGGTGGTCTAATACGCTTCTCGACTGGGTACAGATCGGACAGGTGAACGCGCTCTAATGCCCATTCAGCCTCTCGACTTCAGTGGTGGCTTCGTAAACTCTAGGCTCCCTGACGGGCGCCGCGGGGAGTTGGCGGAGGCTAGCGGCATCCACTACAAGCCAGGCGATCCGCGTCCGCGTGGCAACAGGGGTCGTCGTTTCTACGGCTCCAACGACTTGGTTCCCGGTGAGATCTCCGGTGGCCTGCGCTTTCTCAGGTTCTCGGGAGCTCCGCATCGCCTTCTGGCTCTCCTGGGCACGCAGCTTTACTATTCCGACCTGGCATCGGTATCCGGCTCATTCATCCCGCTGGGGGACGTAGCGGGCCACCAGTTGGCGACCCAGCAATACAAGGCGGAGCACGTTGTCTACGTCGGTGGTCCGAAGAATTTCGTCTTCGATTCGGGTGGTGGCCTTCGCGAGCATGGCATCCCGGAGCAAACCGCTCCAGTCCTGACGACCGCCGGAGGTTCAGGGCCGGCCGCTGGCACCTACCAGTACTGGGTGACGGGCTACGATTCGGAAACTGACGTAGAGAGCGCGGCCGTCGCCGGCACGTCCGTGACGGTTGGTGGCGCCGTGACGGTGACGGTTCACCAGCCCACTCTGCTTGGCGATCGCATAACCCACTGGCGGGTCTACCGCAGCCCGGAGGGGACTCCGTTTCCGAGCGGCAACCGCTTGGACTCCGGAACGGGTATCGCACTCACGACCCTGACCTTTGCCGACACCGGGCTGGCCGCTGGCGTGAGTTACCCGGCCGTGGCGACAACCTTTGCGGGGCTGGACGCTCTCGTGAGCCGCAACAGTCCCCCTCCGAGAGCATCGTTCGGGTTCGTGCTCGATGACTCGCTGATCCAGAATAACCTGGACAGGCCGCATGAGCTCGCCTATTCCTTTCCCGGAAAATTCGAGGCGTTCCCCTCGGAGTTCTTCAACGAGTTCAAGGAAGATTCTCCTTCTGCTGGACTTGGGTTCGGCACCTACGGCCTCGTTTTCTGCGACTCGCAGATTTGGCGCCTGAATAGCGTCAGTCGGGCCCAAGATGCCGAATTCGCTCGCGGACGCCTCCTTGACCTGATCTCCATGAACTTGGGCTGCCCCTCTCCGGTGGGATGCTGTCAGTTCGAAATGCCGCAGGGGCCGATGGGTGCCTTCGCCTCGCGGGGCGGGCCGATGATGAGTGAAGGCTCGGGGTGGGATACCGTCACTGACGACGTGGACTGGGAAGCGACGGCAGACATGGGAACCGTGGGGAGTTGGGTCTTCCTCAACAATCCTGCTATGCGGTGGCTCGAGCTCTATTTCAGTCCAGCCAGCGGGGAGCACCACAGCGCGCGGATGCGCTTCTCCTACGACCCATACCACCTCAAAGGCCGATCCGGGCGCTGGCCTGCGCTCAAGGTATTGGGAATCGACCCGATCCCCTGGGATGGCGCCGCAGCCTGCCTCCTCAATGGGCGCTGGGAGGTTCTGACTCTGGACGCTCCCAGGGGTCGCGTGTACCGAGAGAACGTGGGGGCGGTTGACGAGTCGGGCGGAAGCGCTCTCTCTGCGGAGGTCAGGTCAGCCGCCTACCCACTTGGGAATCTCGGTATGGAGGGCTCGTGCAAGAAGGCGTGGATCGACCATGAACCATCCGGTGACCAACGGGTGAGCGTCGTCGTCACGGACTACGCGGCCGAAAGGGACCCCATCTCGCACCAGCCGACCGAGATTGGCGTACGGTTCGACAGCGCAAGCGTGCTGACCGTGGAGGCGCGTGGCTCGGAGGTGGATATTTCCCTCTCGACCGATCAGGAGGACGGACAACTCATCCTGCGCGGCGCGGCGCTGCTCGCGGAGCCTGGCGGACTCGAGGAAGGGGTAAGGGCGTGACCGAGCTAATGGCCCTACTCAAGGAGTTGACGGTCAAGTGGGCGGCGCTGGAGCAGAACCAGGCACTTCAGGCCGCACTTGCTGCGAAGGACGAGGAAATCAAGGTGCTGACCGAAGAGCTTGCCAAGCTGAAGACAGACCCGGCGGAGAAGCCTCCCGATGCGGTCGTATAAGGGAGCTACCCCAATCCAGGCGTCCATTGCCTGCCACCAGCGGGTGCTGCTGGAGCACGAGAAGGCTCTCAAGGAGTTCTCGGCCGCTTGGGCTTCCATTCTTCAGGACGCTCCGGCTGGCGGGGTAGAGATTGCTCCCATTCCTTCTTCGTCGGTCACACCTCACGCCACGACCCACAAGCCGAGCGGTACGGATCCGCTCGCGACCGCTGCCGCAATCACCCTGCACGCGAACCTTGCGAACGCGATCGGCGTTGCGGATTCCTTCGCGCGGTCAGACCATGCGCACGCGCTGACTACCGGAGCGGCGTCGAGTCTGAGCGCTGCGACCGCCAATGCGGCCGGGTCCGGAGACCCGCTCGCCAGGGCCGACCATCTGCACGCGATTCTGAGTGCTGCTCCATCGGGCGGGTACGCTGCCGCCGCGGCTGTCGGGGCTGGCGCAGACCTGATGAGGGCGAGCGCGGTTCTCCCATACCCTGACAAGCTCATGAGTCCGACCGGGGAGCTGCTTGCCTTTACGGACGATGCGACCTACGGTGCTCTGCTTACCCCGTCCGGCTCGTTCCTCCAGACCGAGCTGTCCCTGATGGCCCCGGGCGGAACTACCCCGCTCGTTGTTGGACCGAACGGAACGATGGGCAGAGGGCAGTACACGGACACTTCCCTCATGTTTCACGGCCTTGTCAGCATCTCCAATGCGATCCGCGTCGTGGGATGGGATTTGCAGGGATTGGCCGCCACTGGAACCGGCGGGGTGCAGGGCATCCGGAGCACCGTGACCGACACTCCGAGCGGCGTGTCCACGAACGAGATCATCGGCATCGGCTTCCAGGTAAAGGCGGGCAGCGCAAACGCGCAGGGCAACTATGCCGGTCTACGCTCGGAACTAGTAGCGCCCGTCGGCAACTCCGCTTCCCGCGGCACGATCCGTCTATTTCCGGCGAAGGCCCCGGCCACGGCTGTCAATCAGACCTATGTGGCGGCCTACTTCTTCACCGTGGAGGCCGGGTTCTCAGCGGCCCTTGGGACCATCACCGGGGATTGCGTCGGGTATAAGCAGGAAGTCGCCTTCGCTCTCGGAGCCAGGAAGCGCGGGGTGCAGGTCATCAACGGGATAGAGACGACCCTGAATGACTTCATCTGCAACCTAGCTGGGAAGGGCTTGGTCAACAAGGACACCCAGGGAACTCCGGAGTTCTGGCGGACCTACGTTGGGGCGACTGGCCTGAAGGATGCGAGCTATGCGATGGATTCCACTGAAGCGGTGGTGGTGACGAGGGGAGCAACGGCGACCGGAGTGGTCACGCTGAACATTCAGGATTTAGGGACCGCCGCGCCGACCACCTAGAAGATCCCCGGGGCATGGGGCCGGGGTTAACTGAAACGGGTAGAAGGGCGCTTATCCCAAGCCTCGCGCCTGTGAAGCCCGACAAGTGGGAAAGGGGGCGCAAGCCCCCGATCCTAAATAGGGACGAGATGTGGCGTCAGGTCTCTCGAACTGCTTCGGATTCCAGACCGCCGTGCAGGCGGGCGACACGATCGCGAACTCGGCGGTCGCGACGATCTTCGCGAGCACTGTCAACCTTCCGGCTGGCTGGCTCAACGTGCTCGGCCGCACGCTGCGGGTCCATGGATGGGGCGTCTATTCGACCGACTTGTTGCTCGGCCGGAACCTTACCGTCGAGCTCATGGCGGGTGCAACGGTCCTGGCGGCATCCCCGGCGTCGGCGCTCACGCTTGCCGGGGCAGTCAACGATGGCTGGCAATTCGAGGCGGATATCACCTGCCGCACTACGGGAGCAGGCGGAACTGTAGAGGTCCAGGGGAAAATGGAACTTGACAAGGGTGCGCTGGGGTTCGATAGTCTCTGGTTGACGAATGCTGCGGCGGTGGCTCTCGACCTCACGGTAGCCAAAGCAATCGGTCTTCGGGTTACTTGGGGCACGGCAGACCCGGACAATTCGATCACGCAACGGATCTTTTACCCGGAACGGTTGCTCAACTCATAAGGGGCTCGGCGATGGCAGTTACTCTGAACTACGGACTGGCGCTATACGAGGGCCCCGCTACGGAGCGGCCGAACGCGACGGTCGACTACCTGAACGCTTTCTATCGGGCCACCGACACGGGAGCGTTTACCAGGTGCGTGGCGAAGGGCAGCGGCTACCAGTGGG